TAATCTCACTTATTTGACCGAAACCGTTTGGAAGCCGCCTGCGCTTATTTGGTTTACGAGACGATTTGGGCTTTGCGTCTGGTTTCAGCGGGTATCCACAATGCGGACAGGTATTTGCTTTATCGCTTACCTGTAAGTCGCACTCCGGGCATTGTATCAGCATATTAAATCCCTCCTCATGATAATGAACCGAGATTTTATGTTGGATTGTTGATTTATCGTTAGTAATCATATATCATAGTGTAGGAATTGTCAACTCCTACACTAAATTTTTATATTTTAACCTAGGATAGAAAGGGTTAGGTATATGATCAGTAACAATACATCAACCTGCCAGGACTGCGGTGGAAAATTGAAATACTATGACAAAGTTAGAAGAATTGTACGGACGAAAGGTCGTGTGAGCAAATGGGTGAATGTTCCGAGGTATCAATGCTCCGAATGCGGATGTATACATCGGTATCTCCCAGATTATATTTACCCATACAAGCAATACGAATCGGAAATAATAGCCGGTGTTATAGAGGGACTGATCACTTGCGAGACTTTTGGATATGAAGATTATCCATGTGAGATGACTATGATACGTTGGAAGGCGCATAAATCGCAACTGCTTTTATGAATAGAATACATATTTACGGAGGTGCGATATGAGTGTAGAAGAAAGACATCTGCTGAATAAAATTCGATTTTTCGAGGATATGCTTTTGAGAAGTAAGGATTATCGTCAGCAGGAAAACATCGGAAAGGAATTGACTGTAATGCGTATTCGGTTACAGAAACTACGGTTTAACAAAATGAGAACAGGGGCTTAGCAAAGCCTCTTTCTTTTTGCTCATATCCACCGAGGTTGTTTTTACTAAATGCTGTTCCTAACCTAGAATAGCCGTTGAAAGGAGGTAGCAGCCAATGAATGAAAATGAATTTGCAACTGGCTCGGTTCCGGTAATGGTTGTGGCACGAATTTACGGCAAAGACGCGTCATGGGTTAGGGCCGGTATTATATCTGGATGGTTGCCAATCGGAAAAGCCACAAGGAATGGTCAGTTAGTGACAAAAATTGAGGACATGAATTCTAAGTACGGACGTATCAATTTTTATATTTCACCGAAGCGCTTGTACGAGGAGACTGGTTATGTGTGGAAAGGGGAGAAGCGCTAATGGGAACAACAATACGTCCGGAGCTATCCGAAAAGAATCCTTATTGGATAGAGAAGCACCGTTATTACGAGCTTAAACATTTCTGTCTTCAGTATCCAATCTGGAGAAAAGCTTATTCGGTTCTTGATGGGTACTCTAATCCGCCGAAAGATTTGGCATCGTTCGTAGTAACCAGTACGCTTGGTGATCCGACTGCAAAATGCGCCATGGCTAAGACATATTATTCTGAGCGTACAGATATGGTCGAGAGAGTCGCAGAGCAGACTGATCGAGAACTGGCGGAGTATATTTTAAAAGCTGTAACAGAGGGATGGTCCTATGACATTCTCAAAGCTAGATTAGAAATTCCATGCTGCAAGGATGTTTACTACGAATTGTACAGACGATTTTTCTGGTTACTTAACAAGGAGCGGAAATGATATGAAGATTGTCGATAAAGCTGTGAAGAAGGTATACCGGTTCAACTGTCCAAATTGCCAGAGCCGACTTGAGGGCGAGAGTAAGGAATTTGAGGATATCGGTGGGAAGATTAGCAAATTCTTTTGCCCAGTATGCAAGAAGGACCGTTATATTACATGGTCTGATCTTCGGAAGAAAACGGTGTACGAAGGTGAGAACACGCAATAATTACAACTCCCTTTATGAAAGGAGAGTGACTACTATGTCTAATTTAAAGAATGTTATCATTTATTTGTTGTCGGTATTGATCGCGTTTGAAAGCGGGGTATTGCTTTTTATAGTGGGGATGTTTACCGTAACAAATGATCTTAAAAACGATCGAAAGAATCGAAGCGTTAGTTACAGATCTTATCGTAAAGGAGATTGAGCCAGCAATGGCTCTTTCTTTTTATTCTAGGTTAGATACCGTACGTAGGTTACCGTGAAACATGTTATTTTGATATTTGAAAAATTGCCGGGTGGTATTTTTCAGAAAAACATTTTGGAAGGAGGAGCAGAAGTGAGCTTGATGATTGGATTACTGATCGGAATAATGGTTGGAGTGTTATTGTCTCGATTTATATTCAGGGAAAAACCGGTTGGTTCGCTTAGGGTCGATGAATCAGATCCAGATAGCGGACCTTATTTATTTCTCGAATTAGATCGGTCTGGCGCGGATGCAATTTATAAGCAGCGTTACGTACGTTTGCGAGTGGAGCTGAAAAATTATATTTCGCACAAATAACACTCTCTATTATGGAATGAACCTAATAATTATTTGAAAGGAGAACGAAATGGAAGAGAAAAACATCGAAGAATTATTAAGTGAGGAGATTGCAGCACAGATTGAGGCTTTATCTGATTTGCAGTCCGGAAGCAAAGAAAAATCAACAGCGATTGATGATCTGACAAAGCTTTACAAGCTGAGAATCGAAGAGAACAAGAGTGTGTGGGATGCTGATGAGAAGTACAATCGGCGTATGATGGACGAAGAGTCTGTTACGAAAGATGGCGACTTCAAAGATCGGCAGATCGCAGAGCAGGTTAAGGATCGATATTTCAGAGTTGGTATTGCAGCGGCAGAATTATTGATTCCGTTGATGTGTTATGGCATCTGGATGAATAAAGGATTTAAGTTTGAAGAAACTGGAACCTTCACATCTTCAACATTCAAAGGGTTAATCAACCGTTTTAGACCTACAAAGAAGTAGAGAGGAAATTCTGAAACGTTGGGGACGTGTGTAACGCATGTCCTCTTCGTTTTTTCTCGTGAAAAATGCAAGGGCTATTATGAGAGAATAAAGCTTTATCTCTTGAACTACAGACAACAGCTTGTATACTATATGTATGGGAGCTGGACAGTACGAAAGGAGATATTTAGCTATGAGTATTTTTAACGAGGAGCAAATTAAAGCAATGTTCAGCAGAGAGTATATCTGTCATGAGTGTGGGCATTTAATGGAGTTCGAGGATGAGTGGGAAGATACGCTGGTGTGTCCCCACTGCGGCCACAGTATAGATTTAGATGATTACGGCTGCGAAGGCAATGAAGAATATGAGAACTTATACCCAACCAGAGAAGAAGTATTGGGCATTGCGAATGATGATTCCGAGGAAGATTCAGACGATTAAAAACATAAGCTAAGTGGGAGAGGGTCTTAGAGAAATCTAAGGCTCTTTTCTTTTTGCTATGAGGAGATAGAAATGCGGTACCATTATCAAAAGCCAGACATTTATTTGTCAATGTACGGCGAACTTTACATTTGCAATCATCCTGTGTATGATCGCTGCACTCTATTTACGATAGGGAATAAAGGTCTGGCAGTGATCCAGCAGCGATTTAGTGCAGATACAAAAAGTACATATTGGACAGAGGTCGATTCATGGCTGACAGACTCTTTATATTTACATCCAAAATTCAAGGAATATTTCGACAGCCGATCCGGAGAGTGTACGGAAGGATTGTATCCAACGGTCACTATAAGACAAATAATGTGGGCGTTAAAAATGAAACCAATACAGCGTCAGCGATGGGAAACGTGTTTCGATAGACGTGAGATTTGAGCGCATTTTTTACAAAGACTTTTATGGAAAAGGAACTAAATAATTTCACATAAAGGAGAAAGAAAAATGATTGAAACTTATGTATCTATCGGAAAAGTAACTGATTATGCGATTGGTGTTCTTAAGTATTTCGCTACGGCTAGTTCGATTTTACTGATTAGTATTATCGGAGCTTTGACGGCGTGGATATTTTGGAGTGCTGTTGGTATGATTGTTGCCATCGTAGGTATAGTAATAGCAACCATTGTATTGACCTTGGGAATTCATGAGTTACATACCCAAAAGAGACGGAGACGCTAACAACGTCTCTTCTTTTTCGCCAAAATAACAGTTCCTTTTATGAAAAACTGAAGCTTTGAAAGGAGTAAAAGGAGCATGGATGAAATGAGAATAGTATCGAAATTCACGGGAGGAATCATTTCCAAAGCAATAAAGATGGTAATACGTAAGAAAACGGGATACAACATTGATATTCAGTTGAACGAGGCTATTACTACTATAAACGATGGAAAGACTCATCTTCACCTGGATGTAGATGCAGAACTCAATAAAGACGAGCTGATGAGTATCTTGAAGAGCATTGGTTTAAATTAACCGAGAGGGGCGCATACAACGCCTCTTTCCTTTTACTTCGCAAAATTTACAAGGCATATTATGAGAGACAGTAGCTCAGTTGGTAGAGCGCGAGACGATTAAAGTCCCGAAGTCGATGGTTCGAGTCCATCCTGTTTCTCTTTTATTTTTGCAGAAAGGAGAGAACGGATGTCTATCGAACAACTTGACTTATTGTTATGCGATACGTATCAGATGGATGCGTGGTTTCCATTCGGTTGGAAATGGAAGAAAGAGCTTGAAAAATCGAGCTATTCGGTATGGGCTATTGATGAGTTGAAAAGATACATCGTCGGTAGACTTTATCCAAAGAAATCTGGATCGGTTGAAGATTTCATCACATTTGTTGGTGACTTCCGGCGAATAATGAATCAGTTTTCAAAAATCAATCCGGATAACAATTTTATGTTTTCAGTAGCAGCGGACATATCCACAGATGTCCTGGATTTATTACATGCTATGAAATAAAAACGAAAGGAGAACATGATGAAGAAACCAAATCTTCAAAGACTCGCTCAGAGGTCGAAAATCTATCTGAGAAAAGCATCACCGACAATATTGTCTGGTCTTGGTGCGGCTGGGGTTATCGTAACGTCGGTATTAGCTGTACGTGCGACACCAAAAGCTCTTCGTAAAATCAGAGCGGATAGTAAGACAAATCACGACGGTGATCCAGAGGCTTATAGCAAACTTGAAGCTGTTAAATCAGCATGGGTCTGCTATATTCCGGCAGCAATTAGCGGTACGGCAACGATATTCTGCATCTTCGGTGCCAATGTGTTGAGTAAACGCCAACAGGCAGCACTTACCAGCGCTTATGCGTTGCTGAATGATTCCTATAACAACTATAAGGATAAGCTAAAGGAATTGTACGGCGAAGAGGCTCACCATAAGATAGTTGATGCTATCGCAGCGGAAAAGGCTAAGGACGTGTATATTACTTCAACTGGATTAGTTAGAAACAGTTCACTTGATTTTGATGAGCATGATCCGAATGACGAAAGGTTATTCTACGATGCCTATTCCAATCGATATTTCGAAAGTTCCATCAACAGAGTTATTCAGGCGGAATATCATTTGAACCGTGATTTTGTCATCAGCGGATATTTACCGGCGAATCATTTTTATCAACTGCTTGGTCTTGAGCCTTTAGAAGGAGGAGATACGGTTGGATGGAGTATTGATACAGGAATATACTGGATCGATTTTAACCATTCCAAAGTAACACTGGATGATGGACTTGAAGTATTGGTTATCGATATGGATTGGGTTCCGGATGCCGGCTGGGATTCTGAATAAATCTGGTCATTCGCAGAAATTACAAGCTGTATTATGAAAGGAGAGTGTCATTATGAGCAATAAAAGTAAATGGATTAAGGCTATTGGAGTAGCAGCAACCGTGATTGGTGTAGGCGTAAACCTTATTACCGATTGGGTGAATGAACAGAAAATGGACGAGAAAATTGAAGAAAAGGTCAGTGAAGCACTTGCCCGGAGAGACAAAGATGAAGCGGAGGAGTCCTAACAAGGCTCTTTCGCTTTTTCTTTTGGAGGAGACAAATGGAATCGCCGACTGAAAGAGCCATTTATACTGTACGTTATGCTATCGCAACAATGCCTGTGGTTCAGCGTGGATATAACTTTGAGCAGGCGAGTTATATGAGATGGGCTGGAAGAGAAGTGTTAATACGACTCTGCAAACACCCAGAGATACCACCGCTGATTGTGATTGAATCATTTCGAGATGAATGCGATTCATATTCATGCGTGAATCCACGAACAAGTTATGTTTTTTCTTGTGCGAAAGATATGCTTGAGTGGATTATTGACCTGCTAATTTCGTAGTTACCAAATAAAAATTTTATATTCTGAAAGGAGAACGTACTATGTGTACAAGAGAAATGACATTAGGAGAAGAAATTATTAACTTAACAAAAAGAGGCATCGATGTTCCGACGGTAGAGAGGATGTATAGAAAGTACATCGATCTTGACGAAAAAGGAAAATCAGAGGGTTGTTATGCGATCGATTTGGGACCGTTATTTCCGACATTTGATATTGGCGATACAGTTCGCTATTGCAGAGCTGATGTTGAGGCGACCCTGAATTTATTTAGAGATACGGTACATAATCCGTATTCTATCCTTCCGGCAGACATTAAAGTTGGCGATAAAATGATGGTTCCTTTAGGAAAGCTCGGAAACTTTACAGCAACAGTTCAGAAAGTTACGAACAATAATGTGCTATTCATTTTCGACGATTATGTTACCAAACGCCCGATGAATGAAGATGGTGGCAATGCTGGCGGATATTCTCAGTCCGATCTGAAAAAGTGGATCGATACCGAGCTGTACAACATGTTCCCTGCGGTTCTTAAGCAGAGAATGACCGGTTTATCAATCCCGACTCTCGGAGAGATTTGCGGCTGGGCCGATAAATGGGATCGAGATCACATCGAAGCGGATGGAGATGAGCAGCTTCCTCTTATGAAACAGAGAAGAAACCGCGTTGCTTATTACAAAAACGATTGTGAGTTCGGCTGGCTCCGCAATGCTACTAAAAAAGAATTTTCTTCGGCTGCCTTTGCCATTGTGGGCATCCTTGGCAGTCCGAGCTGCAACGGCGCTTCGACCTCTCGTGGGGTTCGTCCGGAATTCTGGTTGGTTAGATAAATCGCGGGGCCTTGTGCCCCGTTTATATTTTATGGAGGATAGACTGAAATGCAGAAACCTAATTTGACTAAGATCTGTAGAAATGTAAAAACAGCTACAGTAAAGCATAGTCCTGAAATCCTCACTGGAGTTGGAATTGCTGGAATGATTACGACTACCGTAATGGCAGTAAGAGCTACTCCTAAAGCAATCCAATTATTGGATGAGGAAAAGCGACGTCAGCAGGCAGATAAACTGGAGCCGATGGATGTCGTTAAAATTGCTTGGAAATGTTATATTCCCGCGGCAGTTACGGGAACAGTATCCGTAGCTTGTCTTATCGGGGCAAGTTCCGTTAATGCCAGAAGAAATGCAGCACTGACCGCAGCGTATACCATTTCCGAATCAACGTTGAGAGATTATCAAAAAAAGGTAGTAGAGACAATCGGCGAGAAAAAGGAACAGACTGTGAGGGACGCGGTTGCTAAGGAACGCCTTGAGAAAAATCCTGTTGAAAATAAGGAGGTCATCGTCACAGCAAAAGGCGATACTTTATGTTTTGATGCTGTGTCCGGAAGATATTTTAAGTCGGACATCGACAAATTGAAAAAGGCTGAGAATGAATTAAATCGTCAAATGCGAGATGAAATGTATATTTCACTTAATGATTTCTATTATGAGGTCGGATTAGAGCCTATTAAGCTTGGTGATGATCTTGGCTGGAATATTGACAATGGATACATTGATCTGAGATTCAGTTCCCAGCTTGCTACGGACGGAACACCTTGTCTGGTTATTGACTATGGCTATGGTCCGAGATATGACTTCCGTGGCTTAATGTAAGGTTCGCAAAATTTACAAACACTATTATGGAAGAACCACATATTTCAAATCTGAAAGGAGAACATATTATGGAGAACAACGAAATCATGAACAACAACGAAGAGGTTATCGAAACAACTACTGAGGAAATCGTGAAAGCGGCTTCTAACGGCGGTATGAAGAAAGCGACAACTATCGGATTGGCTATGATTGCAGGTGCATTAACCTACAAATTCGTAGTCGTTCCGGCAGCAGCAAAATTCAAGAACTGGCGTGAGAATCGTAAGACGGTTGTAACTCAGCCGAAGGACGATACCGTCGACGGAGAGTTTATTGATCTCGATGCAGAGACCGAAGAGGATTCTGAATAAGAATTGAATCGATGATTCAGACAGAGGGAGAGTACCTATAACAGGGTGCTTTCCCTTTTGCTTTTTAAGGGAGGTGTCCTATGAATCAGTATATGTATGATGGGCCGGTTATGGAATTTGATACCTGCGTTGCAAATAGATGGCATGGTTCTACATACGCGGCATCCGAAAAGAAAGCCAGGAGTAATTTGGCGTATCAGTTTAAGAAGAAAACAAACCGTATTCCAAGTACGAGGATAACCCTCCCTGGAAAAGTGGTAACGGTTAATTGAAAGGAGATTTAGAGATGGAGGAATACAAATCCAATTCCCATAAATCACGACAGAACCAGAATGATGATATTCCGGAGAAAAGGGTTGAAAAGGTTGTCAGTGGTTCTGTCAAATCGAAGAAAAAGAATGGTCTTCAGAAGATTACGAACGTATTTGTTCCGGAAGATGTAGATGATGTAAAAAGCTATATTTTTGAAGACATTGTGGTTCCGGCACTAAAGGATATTATTTTGGATGCTGTTAGAGCATTTCTTGGTGTTAGCGGAAGTTCAAGAGGAGGAAGATCGTCAACGTCATCCAAAGTTTCATATCGTAAGTATTATGATGATCGGGATCGCAGAGATTCCGGACATACAACAAGAACACGAACCGGATACGATTATGACGATATTATTCTGGAATCTCGTGGTGAAGCTGAAGACGTTCTTGAGAGAATGGACGAGCTTATCGCTACATACCAGTTAGTCAGCGTTGCTGATTTCTACGATCTGGTTGGTGTGTCTGGCAACTATACAGACAATAAGTACGGTTGGACCGATATTCGGAATGCATCTGTAATTCGCGTAAGAGACGGATACATGATCAAACTTCCGAAAGCATTACCGTTGAACTAGGAGGGATATTTATGTACGAATCAGACGATAAAATGGTATCTCATCCGAGCCATTATCAGTCAGAAACAGGTTTGGAAGTGATTGATGTTATTGAGGCATTCACTTTCGATTTAAAAGGTATCGAAGCAACCGATACAGGTAATATCATCAAGTACGCGTGCCGTTGGAAAAATAAGAACGGCATTCAGGATTTGAAAAAAATCATGTGGTACACGCAACACTTAATTGAACATTTGGAGAAGAAAGAAAAAATTGAAGAGGAGAATAACTGATATGAAGAAAGAAGAAATCATGAAGAGCGTTTCCACGACTTTCGGCAAAGTAAGTGTGAAACTTAAGAAACACAGCCCGGAGATTCTGGTAGTAGCTGGTGTTGTCGGTACTGTTGCAAGTGCTGTTATGGCTTGCCATGCAACTACTAAACTGGACAGCGTATTGGAGAAGTCCAAGAAAGATATTGATGCTATTCATAAATGCGCTGAAAATGAGGAACTGGCGGCGGAGTATTCTAAGGACGATGCAAAGAAAGATTTGACTATCGTTTATGTACAGGCTGGCGTAAAAGTTGCTAAGCTCTATGCTCCTGCTGTTGCCCTTGGAACTTTATCCATCGCAAGTATTGTTGCGTCTCACAATATTCTCAAGAAGAGAAACGTAGCACTGGCAGCAGCTTATGCGACTGTAGATAAGACGTTCAAGGAATACAGAAATCGAGTCGTTGAACGCTTTGGCGCGGGGGTTGATAAAGAACTTCGCTACAATATCAAGGCAAAGAAATTCGAGGAAACTGTAACTGATCCAGACAGCGGTAAAGAGAAAAAGGTTAAGTCTACCGTAGATGTAGCAGCACCTTCTACGAACGATTATGCTCGTTTCTTTGACGATACTTGTGAGGCGTATGAATCCAATATGGATTACAACCTTATGTATCTGCGTTCTCAGCAGAATCTCGCAAACGACAAGCTCAAGGCTAATGGGTATTTATTCCTCAGCGATGTATACGATCAGCTTGGCATTAAGCGTACCAAAATGAGCCAGATTGTTGGTTGGGTTTATAAACCGGAAGGAAATGAAAATGGCGACAACTTCGTTGATTTCGGGATTCTGGAGACCAACCGTGAAACTGAGGATGGTGGTTACGAGAAAGCCATTCTAATGGAGTTCAATGTAGACGGACCGATTCTCGATCTGATCTAATTTTTTGAGGAGGATACATATGCGAAATTATATTCGTATGGTGGTCCTTCCTGCTCTTTGCGTATTTGCGACTATTTGCACAGGTTTTGTCTGCTCGGCAGAACAGGTAAACCGGTATGAATATATCGAAATACAGCCGACTTTAAAAGCTGAACCTATTGATCCTATTGTAATTATTTCTGAGCAACCCTTAGAGGAAACGGTGTCGGCAGTTGAAATCGAAGAGTATGTGGAGGATACACTATTGCCACGGGAAGATATTGAGCTGATTGCTATTGTAACTATGGCAGAAGCTGAGGGGGAATGCGAGGAAGGAAAGCGATTAGTGATCGACACCATATTAAATCGTGTTGATTCCGTATATTTCCCGGATACAGTGTACGGTGTTGTATATCAAGCAAATCAGTTTTCATCCATGTGGAATGGGAGAATTGATAAGTGCTTTGTAGACGATGATATTTGCCAGTTAGTTGAAGAGGAACTGCAATCCAGAACTAATATAGATACGATATTCTTCACGGCTGGTGAATATGGAAAATACGGAAGACCGATGTTTCAAGTAGGTAACCATTATTTTTCGAGCTATGAATAGAAAGGAGTCCTGAATTATGACAGGTTTTATGGGATTAACATTTTCAGCATTTGCTGGTATTTGCTTTGTTAGTGGTCTGGCCGTTCTTATGGGCGGAAAGGAGCATCACTGATGGATGGCATTGGAAATTTTATATCCATGATGGATTACATATTGGATACCAAAAGGAAAAGACATATCACAGGGGGCATTCTGTTGAGTGCCTCTTTACTTTTCGGTGGGCTTGCGCTTACCGTTATGACAATTCAGAACGAGGAGGACGAAGATGAGTAACAAATCTCTGTTTTCTTTGGCATTTATCATTGGTGCTGCGACTGGATCGGTAGTGACATGGTACCTGCTTAAGGATAAATACGAAGCGCTCGCTCAGGAGGAAATTGATTCTGTAAAAGAGGTTTTCTTAAGACGTGAGCAGGAATTAAAGGATCAGTCCGTAAAGAAAACCGTTGCTGAAGGTATTAAAGATGCGGACAAAGAAAAACCAGATCTTAAAGAGTATGCGGAACGTCTGAAAAAAGAGGGTTACACCCGATATTCTGATTTCGGTTCGGACGAGGAAGAAAAGCCTGTTTCTGAAGCCGGTCCGTATGTGATTCCGCCGGAGCAGTTTGGTGACGATGAAGAGTATGAGCAGATCAGCCTTACCTACTATGCAGACGGCGTGCTTGCTGATGAAAATGATGAAGTAATTGAGGATGTGGAAGATGCTGTTGGAATTGATTCTTTGAATCATTTTGGAGAGTATGAGGACGACTCTGTCTTTGTCCGTAATGACGCAAGAAAATGCGACTACGAGATTCTTCTTGATCAGAGAACCTATTCCGAGGTAGCTGAAGATATGCCGCATCAGATGGAGGTATGATGACACGGGATGAGCTGAACAATGCATATTTTGACTGGATGTACCAGCTCGTATGTGATGATGAGTATTCACGAGGATTATCGTATCGTAAGCTTTTATATTTGCTTCATGATACGGATTTTACATACACGATTGCGCTTGATAGCAACCGCTATGACGATGGAATCGATCTTCGATATAGATTCGGAAACGAGCAGAGATACCGGGATAGTATGATTGCAAGTTATTTGGATAATCGTCCGTGCAGTGTTTTAGAAATGATTATTGCCCTTGCTATACGCTTAGAAGAGCACATCATGGATGATCCGGACATCGGTAATCGGACAGGCCAGTGGTTTTGGGATATGATTGTGAGCCTTGGGTTGGGTTCTATGGATGATTCCAAATTTGACAAGGCTCATGCCGTTGATGTTATTCGGCGATTCCTGAATCGTGACTACGGACGGGATGGCAAGGGTGGATTATTCACAATCGAGCATTGCAGATACGATATGAGAGATATCGAGATTTGGTATCAGGCCAACTGGTATCTCGCCAATATCAGATAGGAGGGCGTTATGAACCATAGTGAGGTATACAAGTGGTTCGAGTTATATTTTCCTCAGTACGCTGGGGATAAGGTAGAAACCTGGTTCCAGAACGGAAAGAACAGTATTCGCATCCGTCAGAAGAACCATCAGGAATTTATATTTACGTTCAACAACGAAGGAAATTGGCGGTTTGAGACTGTTGAGAGCTTCATGAACGGATTAAGAGGAGGTAGGAAGTAATGGGTGAAATGCTTACTTATATTTTTAGCAGCTTACGGTCATCTGAGAAAAGATTGGACGTTGTCACAAGAGCGGTCAGTAAACAGCGGAGCTTCAATAAGCAGCTCACAATCTTTGCTGTTATGACAACTGCAAACTTGGTTGTTATGAAAATCGAGCAGAAGGACCAGGCACTGCGTATCAGAAAACTGGAAAAGGAAATCGAGGAACTTAAGCGTCCGGAAGGAGAGTAAAAAATGCGATGATCGACTTTATGGTGATTTCAACACGTTCAACGAAACGTGGAGTAATAGAAATCTATCCAAAGTTCATTATTAAAAAAAGCACCGATCTAATGATTCGAGGTGGTGATTTCTATGCTATCTGGATTGAGGAACGTGGTTTATGGTCTACGGACGAGCAAGATGCCTTGCAGCTCATTGACCGCGAACTGGATAGATATGCTGAGGAGAACCGCCAGCGTTTTAACTCCGATATTAAAGTCCTGCATATGTGGGATGCCGAGTCGGGTATGATCGACTCATGGCATAAGTATTGTCAGAAACAGATGAGGGACAGCTTTCATACGTTGGACGACAAACTTATATTTTCCAATACAGAAACTAATAAAAAAGACTACGCCAGCAAAAAGTTGAATTATCCGCTTGAAGCTGGCGATTTGTCTGCCTATGAGAAATTGATGTCTACTTTATATTCGGAAGAAGAACGGACAAAAATCGAGTGGGCTATAGGGTCAATCGTATCTGGAGAATCCAAAAAACTGCAAAAATTTATGGTTTTATACGGAGCTGCTGGAACAGGTAAATCCACAGTTCTTAACATTATTCAGCAGCTTTTCGACGGATACTATTCTGTATTTGACGCAAAAGCACTTGGATCTTCCAGCAATTCATTTGCATTGGAAGCGTTTAAAACAAACCCTCTGGTTGCTATTCAGCACGATGGCGATTTGTCGAGAATCGAGGACAACACCAGATTAAACAGTTTGGTATCTCATGAGTTGATGACTGTGAACGAAAAATTTAAGTCTACATACTCAAACCGGTTTAAATGTTTCCTGTTCATGGGAACGAATAAGCCAGTCAAAATTACAGATGCAAAGTCTGGCCTGATTCGACGATTGATCGATGTATCGCCGTCTGGAAATAAGCTGAATCCAAAAGAATACAAAACAATCGTGAAGCAAGTGGAATTTGAGTTAGGAGCTATCGCCTACCACTGCCAGGAGGTATATTTGAGCAATCCTGGTCGTTATGACGATTATATTCCGATTACGATGCTTGGTGCATCTAATGATTTCTATAACTTCATTATCGATTCATATCATGTATTTAAGAAAGAAAACGGGACAACTCTGAAAGCCGCATGGGAGATGTACAAAACCTACTGTGACGATGCCAAGGTCGGGTTCCCGTTCTCGCAGAGGGTATTCAAAGAGGAACTTAAAAACTATTTTCATGATTTTCAGGAACGCTTCAATCTGGATGATGGAACTCGTGTCAGAAGTTATTACATCGGATTCAGAACAGAAAAATTTGAAGAGGAAACCGTGGAGGAAAAAACGGAAGCAGTCAAACCGGCACTGATCCAATTCGATAGCACTGAATCTATATTTGATGATGTGTGTTCGGAATGCCCTGCACAGTATGCTTCGGAAAACGAAACACCTCAGAAAAAATGGGATTCTGTCCGCACGAAATTATCTGGAATTGATACGAAAAAACTTCATTATGTGAAAGTTCCGGAGAATCATATTGTGATTGACTTTGATATTCCAGACGAATCTGGAAATAAGTCATTTGAAAAGAATTTAACAGAAGCAAGTAAGTGGCCGCCTACCTATGCTGAGCTTAGTAAATCGGGACAAGGTATACATCTTCATTATATTTATACTGGTGATCCGACGCAGCTTAGCAGAGTATATGACGACCATGTTGAAGTTAAGGTGTTCACGGGCAAAAGCTCTTTACGGCGTATGCTGTCAAAGTGTAATAATTTGCCTATCGCAACAATTAGCTCCGGTTTACCGCTGAAAGGAGAACAAAAAATGGTAAATTTTGAAGCGATTAAGAGCGAGAAAGGGCTTAGAACACTGATCAAACGGAATCTTAATAAAGAGATACATCCGGGAACTAAGCCCAGTATCGATTTTATCTACAAGATACTGGAAGATGCGTATGGAAGTGATTTGAAGTACGATGTCACAGATATGCGCAATGCAGTATTAGCATTTGCAGCAAACAGCACTCATCAGGCAGATTACTGTATTAAGTTGGTCAATAAAATGCAGTTTAAATCCGCAGATCCGTCCACAGCGGTGAAAAACGATGATGCAAAGCTGGTATTCTATGATATTGAGGTTTTCCCAAACTTATTCCTTGTGAACTGGAAGATCGAGGGCGAGGGAAAGCCTGTTGTAAGAATGATTAACCCGTCTCCGAGTGAGATCGAGGAGCTGATGCGGTTCAGACTGGTTGGCTTCAACTGTCGGAGATATGATAACCATATTCTGTACGCAAGGTTGATGGGTTATACAAACGAACAGCTCTATAACCTTTCGCAGAAAATCATCAACGGAGGACGGAACTGTTTCTTTGGAGAAGCGTATAACGTATCCTATACGGATGTGTATGATTTCGCTTCGGCTGGTAATAAGAAGAGTCTTAAGAAATTGGAAATTGAGATGGGAAACCTCACCGACGACGATCTCAAGAAAAAAGGATTCTCCGACGAAAAAATAAGAATTATCAAGGCAGGAACACATCACCAGGAGCTTGGTCTTCCATGGGATCAACCAGTTCCGGAAGAGATTTGGATTAAGGTCGCTGAGTATTGTGATAACGATGTTATTGCTACTGAGGCGGCCTTTAATTATCTTGAGGCTGACTGGACGGCGCGACAGATTCTGGCAGATTTAGCAGAGATGACCGTTAATGATACTACGAATTCTCTTACAACCAGAATTATATTTGGAAATAACAGAAAACCACAATCAGAGTTCCATTACAGAAATCTGGCAGAGCCGGTGGAGTCGCTCGATAAAGAGAGTATGGACTTCCTTAAGGAAGCCTGCCCGAAGATGATGGAAGAGCCTCACTACAGTTGGAAGTACAACGATAAGGACGAAGTCCCATTCGAAGCTCACAGTATTCTTCCATATTTTCCTGGGTATGTATTCGACCATGGAAAATCTACATATCGTGGAGAAGAAGTAGGCGAGGGCGGATTTGCACAGGGCGTTCCAGGAATGTATGGGAATGCAGCACTCCTGGATATTTCTTCAATGCATCCGCATAGTGCTATTGCTGAAGTTCTGTTTGGACCGAAATTTACGAAGGCGTTCCGTGATATTGTTGAGGGTCGTGTAAGCATTAAACATGAGGCTTGGGATATTGTTAATACCATGCTGGACGGCAAGCTTACCCCGTATATTCAGAGAGTTATTGACGGCGAGATGACATCAAAAGATCTTGCCAATGCACTGAAGACGGCTATCAATTCAGTATACGGTCTTACATCTGCGTCATTTGATAATCCATTCCGTGATCCAAGAAACATCGATAACATCGTGGCAAAACGTGGAGCATTATTCATGATCGATCTTAAGAACGAGGTTCTGAAGCGTGGATTCCAGGTTGCTCATATTAAGACAGACTCTATTAAGATCCCAGATGCAACACCAGAGATTATTCAGTTCGTTATGGACTTCGGTGAGAGATACGGATACACGTTTGAGCATGAGGCTACGTACGATCGTATGTGTTTGGTCAATGATGCCGTATATATCGCAAAGTACAAATCGGCAGAAGAATGCCAGAAGATGTATGGTTATGTCCCTGGCGACAACAAAAAGAAAGGCGGAAAATGGACGGCAACGGGTACTCAGTTCCAGATTCCATATGTATTTAAGAAGCTGTTCAGCAGAGAAGACATCGCATTTGAAGATATGTGCGAGACCAAATCTGTGAGTAGCTCTTTATATTTGGATCTGAATGAGGAATTACTGGATGTCAGTAAAGAAGAAAAAGAATTCAGCAAGGCAGAGAGTGACTATAAGAAAGGACTGTTATCCGATACAACTTTTGAAGCCACATGCCAGAAGCTTACTCCATTGATTGAAAAAGGACACGACTATCACTTTATTGGAAAGGTTGGTCAGTTCTGTCCGATGAAAGATGGATACGGAGCCGGACTTCTGATGAGAGAAAAGGACGGTCGTTATTATGCTGCAACCGGTTCCAAAGGTTATCGCTGGATGGAATCGGAGATGGTAAAAGAACTCGGAAAAGAAGACGGTATTGATCGTTCCTATTATGACAAGTTGGTTGACGAGGCTGTAAAGACTATTTCTCAGTACGGAGACTATGAATGGTTTGTATCTGATGATCCATATGTTCCGGAGCTTGGTGCAAATGATGCCGATGTCGATTGTGTTGTTCCATGGGCGATGCCTTGCGGAGAGGATAAGTATCGGACATGCTTTGACTGCCCGCATTTCAACAACGATAACTTCCACATGGATTGCGACCTTGATTATGATATTTCAGATATTGTGATGAAGCACGCAATGAATCCGCCGGAAAATTAAAAAAATAAAGGAGACTAAAATGAGAACAAATCTTGTAATTATTGAAGGTGCTAAATTTATTTATGACACGAACTTTTCTGGAGATCCGAAAAGAGACCGTTTTGGAAACGATCAGAGAAAAGCAAATCTTGTCATTCCGGACATTGAGCAGGCAAGAAGGCTGATTGACGAGGGATATAATGTTAAATTAACTAAGCCTAGAGAGGGCGAAGAAGAAGGATTCATTCCTAGATACTATGTGGTCATCAAAGTTAATTACGATAGCCCTTGGCCGCCAAAAATATATTTAGTTACCGAAGAAGAAAACGCCACTCTACTGGACGCTGAATCTGTAAGTGTTATTGATGATATGTGGGTCGAGAGCGTAAATGTTGTATTAAATCCATATGAAGGTCCGAATGGCAAATCTTTGTACGTTAAGAGTATGGAAGTGTTTCAGAAGGTTGATGACGATCCGATTAGTTCTAAATATGCTAAGAATCGTCGTTATGATGATTCTGATGAGGAGGAAGATATTCCATTCAATTAAAAAATCATATTTTGAGGGTGTCGGTGTAAAAGCCGGCACTCTTACTTTATGAAAGGAGAGAATTTATGTTTTGGAATAAGAAAAAGCCGAAGTCAAAACCACAGATTAAGACTACGGTACCTAAAACATTCAAAGCAAAAGAACCGCCGCCTAGGTGGCAACCAACTTTCGGTGAAACGAAAAAGAAGGATGAGAAACCACCGGAAGTAACTACGAAATCCGAACCCAAAATTGACTGGGAAGATAAATTTTTAAAATCTTTTCAGAAACTTACATACAGACATCGGGCATGGGATGTGTGGAGAGATTATATTTTACTTCATGCATGTTCAATCTCGAATGTTTTGGACAAGGACAACTACGACCAAAGAGAGAAGCGGTATCTAAAAATTATTCATCAGTATTCAAAAGAAGAGCAAGCTATATTTCCAGAATTAGCAGCATATACAACCATGGCCCTGGATCAGAATCAAGAGCAGGATTTTCTCGGAAAAATGTTTATGCGGTTGGATCTTGGAAATCGTTCGGCCGGTCAATTCTTCACACCGTATCATGTTTGCGAACTTATGGTCGAAGTGGTAGCGACTGATGCTTTAGAAAAGATAGAGCAGTATGGTTATATCTCAATTAACGATCCATGCTGCGGTGCTGGAGCAACTTTGATTGCCGGCGTGCATGTAATACGAAAGCAACTTGAACATTGTGATCCGCCGAGGAACTACCAGAATCATATTTTAGTAGTTGCACAGGACATTGATGAAATTGTTGGGCTGATGTGTTATATCCAAATCTCGCTTCTTGGATTGGCTGGATTTATAAAAATAGGTAACTCGATAAGTGACCCAATGTCTACGGACGATTCATCTGAAAATTATTGGTATACACCTATGTATTTCTCAGACGTATGGAGTACCAGAAGAATGCTCCGTCAGATTAACAAGTTATTTGGAAAGGGTGATGACGAATGAAAAAAAGATATTCTATTTCAAAAGAGCAGTGTACATGCGGAATCAGCGAGCTTTATGACAATGTTGCTAAAATCATGGGCGTTTCAGATTTAAGCAAAGTTGTGTACGATTGTCGTAAATTATCTATCACCAAAAAAGTGCTGGACGGCCTGTATGAGTTCTATCATTCAGAGAATCAGAGTGACGAAACCATCACAACCTGTATGCTCTTGTATGGTCCAAAAGCAGATCTGGATGGAGATGGCTACGAAGTCGAGGTAGAAGATGGATTCATCACGAAAGGTGTGTGATGGCTGGCGTAGAATTACGGGACTATCAGGAAGAAGCTGTACGACGAATGCGAAATGGCTGCATACTTTGTGGTGGTGTTGGTAGCGGAAAATCCAGAACTTCGTTGGCCTACTATTATGTTCGAAATGGCGGAGAGCTTGGAACGGATGAGTATGTTCCTATGGACGATGCGAACATTAAGGATTTGTACATAATCACAACCGCTAGGAAACGAGACACCTTTGAATGGGAAGAGGAACTCTCACCATTTCTATTATCAACGGATAAAGAAGAGAATTTGTATACCAATAAGGTTGTGATTGATTCTTGGAACAATATCAAGAAGTATGCAGATGTTAAGGACGCCTTCTTTATATTTGATGAGCAGCGTGTTATAGGCTCTGGAACATGGGTTAAAGCATTCTTGAAAATAGCTAAGGTAAATGAGTGGATACTGTTATCCGCAACACCTGGCGATACCTGGCAGGATTATATTCCAGTGTTTGTGGCTAATGGATTTTATAAAAACCGAAGCGAATTTACAAGGGAGCATATAGTCTATAGTCGTTTTAGCAAATTTCCTAAAGTTGACCGATATTTGAATACTGGTAGATTGATTCGATTGCGAAACAAAATCTTGGTGAATATGGATTTTAAGCGCCAGACGGTTTCGCACCATGAGGATATTTATGTCAGGTACAATATCGAAAGGTATAAAGATGTCGGAAAAACCAGATGGGACCCGTTTAAAAAAGAACCAATTATCAATGCTGCCGGTCTGTGCTATGTATGGAGAAAGATTGTAAACACCGATCAGTCCAGACAAATAGCTTTACTTGAAATTGTGGAAAAGCATCCGAAAGCGATTATATTCTACAATTTCGATTATGAGCTTGAGCTTCTGAAGGAGATATTCTCTGGATACGAAGTCGGAGAGTGGAACGGTCACAAACATCAGCCAGTGCCGACTAGCGATGCATGGGTATATTTAGTTCAGTACAATGCCGGGGCTGAAGGATGGAACTGTATTACGACGGACACGATTATATTCTATTCTCAGAATTATTCATATAAGATCATGGCACAGTCTGCTGGTCGAATAGACAGGATGAATACACCGTATACGGATCTGTATTACTATCATTTGAAATCCAGGTCTGGTATTGATCTTGCCATCGGCAAAGCATTGAAGGATAAGAAAACATTTAATGAAACTAAATGGATCAATAAAAAGCCCATATCATTTGAGCAGTCATCTGGTATGGCAGCATAAATCGGAGGTGATACAGATGACAGAAGTTCTTAGGAACATCATTATATTTTTGCGAGTTATGTCATTTCGGATAAAGTCTCTGTCGGAGGAGGAATTTAAAACCTTATTATCCAACTGTACATATGAGCAGGTATGGTATGCGATCTGGCTCCGCTATTACATGTGAAAGGAATAGCTTATGGAAAATGTTTACAAAGAGGTTGATTTCAAAACCTATTGCAAAACCTGCGAGCATAAGGATCTCGACGAGAAATTTGATCCGTGTAACGACTGTTTGGCAGAACCGATGAATGCCAATTCAGATAAACCCGTTTACTGGAAGGAGGCTGAAAATGGTAGAGAGTATCTTAGTTAGTGTTGATTTTTCAAACAAAAACGACACTGGAGTAATGGTTGTAGGAAGAAAACGAATGAATCAGTCTGTCGAGATTATCAATGCTTTCCAAGGAGATGAAGCAAGAGAACTTTATGAAAAGTTAGTAACAAAGAAAAAGAAGGAGGGTCAAAAGTGAGCTTTCAGTACGATCAATATTTAGCCAGACATCGAGCTAACGTGAAAAAGGGGTTTGACTGGTTTTCTGAAAATTTACCGGGACTTATGACAAATACCCTAACCGCCGGGTGGAATATAGAATTTGCTCATGATCAGTCTAAGAACGAACCGGATGAGTATGAGGCATACGATGCATATTTCTATGGAAATAATCGCTCTTATGAGGTTGTACAGCGATATCAGCGAGCATGGTTACTTCATATTCACAGAAATCCACATCATTGGCAGCACTGGATTCTTATTCATGATGATATGGAAGATGGCGAACTGGAGACCGTTTTGGAAATGCCATACGATTACATCATCGAGATGATTTGCGATTGGTGGTCATTCAGTTGGCAGAGTGGAAATCTCTATGAGATATTCAAATGGTACGAGGAACATTCTAAGTATATAAAACTGGCGCAGACAACGAAAATCACAGTCGAGTATATTTTAGACAATATGAAGAAAAAGCTTCAGGCATTGCAGTATGCAGATCAATCAGTCATGCAACCTGGAGCTTGATATTTGGAGGAGCTATGAATAGAACGACAAAAATAAATATCTTAGCATATGCTTCGGAGCCGGACAAGAACTATAAGTACGAGGGTGACATCGTCGATTATAAGGGAAAAAGGTATTTCGTAAGTCTGGCAGAAGAGCGAGTGGAATTTATTGGGATTATCAAGGAGGGCGAGTAAAGATGAAAGCTATTAAAGAAAATTGGAAACTGGTACTTATTGTGGTCGCTGGGATTGTAGCGGTTATTTTTATGTGCATTTTTGGAGTACAGGGAGCACAAAACAAAGCATTTGCATTGGAGGAGCAGGTCAACGCTGCTGATTCAGATATTAAAGTGCAGGAAAAAAGACGAGTCGATCTTGTTTATAATCTTGCGGATTGTGTCAAGCAATATGACAAGCATGAGGCCGAAACTCTTACTGCTATTGTTGAAGGTAGAGGGAAAGCAACAAGTATTGAAAATGTAACTACAGCAATCACTGCTGTTACAGAGGCATACCCGGAATTAAAATCCAATGAAAATTACAAGGAACTGATGAATGAGTTATCCATTACTGAAAATTTAATCGCCGAGTATAGGGAGAATTATAACAAGCAAATTAAAGAATACAATCGCTATGCTAGAAAATTCCCAACTAGATTATTTTTAAACATTTTAGGATATGAAATGCAGCAGTATCAGTACCTTGATTATGATGCTCCGGTAGATGCGCCTCAAAATTTATTTGGAGACTGATACTATGAAGAACAGAGGCTTTGATTTTGGAGATTTTGAAATTACTAAGCGTGAGATTTTAGCAAGCATATCAATAATCGCAGTGATGCTTCTCATTGGATTTGTAATTTCTGGAAAAATTTCAAACTATATTCTGGATCGGAATGAAAAGTATAATAAAGCTATTAAAATCGAAAGCTCTGATCTGTTTGAATATGGGATGAGAACCAACGTCGGTTATGCGTTCGTTTATGGAGATTTGAAGGCTGTGGATACTGTTTCATATCCAGAAATTAACGGGGAGTATATGTATATAGAAAAAATAGAGGAACATTACAATATGCATACACGAACCGTTACTACAACCGATTCCAAAGGAAAGACACATACCAGAACAGAAACTTATTGGTCTTGGGATTATGCTGGTAGCGAAGAACAAAGATGTTCGGAAATTACATTTTTAGGACATGTCTTCTCCTCAAATAAGGTAGAGTTTCCAAGTACCGAATATATTGACACTATAAAAGAATCAAGTCATGTCCGACATAAGTATTACGGAGTTGGCACGGAATATACTGGAACCATATTTACCGAATTGCGAGATAAAACTATATCTGATAATTCTTCATTTTATGAAAACAGCACCATTGACGAAGCTGTTAATTATTTGGAAAGTGATTGGGCGTTATGGTTATTCTGGGTGATTTGGATAATTGTTATCGGACTGTGTGTATTTGGTTTTTACTATATCGATAATGAATGGCTTGAAAATTGAAAGGAGAATTTAGAAATGAAACAGAATATTATTGCAGTGGATTTTGACGGAACCTTATGCGAGAACAAATGGCCGGAGATCGGTATACCGAACGAAGAGCTTATCGAGTATCTGAAAAAAAGACAGGCTAACGGAGAAAAGCTGATCCTCTGGACGAATAGAGTTGGAGATCGGCTGGATGAAGCCGTTAAATGGTCAGCTGAGAAAGGGCTGATCTTTGACGCCGTAAATGATAATCTCCCGGAAATCGTCGAAGCATTCGGGACTAATTGCAGAAAGATATTTGCAAATGAGTACATAGATGACCGCAACCGCTCTATTGGTTCTTGCCGTGAGAAATCTAACCTGGAGCGTTGGGCTGAAAACGAGGTAGCTATTGCCTGTCGCCATGAGAAGCCAGACAGAAAAGACGGAAAATGGGATTATGGCTGCGCTTGCTATGAGAGTGCGTTGAAAGCCTTTGGCTCTTTGTGTGCGGATGGGCATTCTGGTTTCAGCATTGGTCTGACTAAGGCTATTCTGAATCGTCTTATCAGCAACAAGCCACTTCTTCCAATTGAGGATACCGACGAGGTATGGAGTGATATTTCTGATATGAGCGGTCTGAAAGGAGAAGAGCGTAACTATCAGTGCAAACGCATGTCTTCCTTATTTAAGTATGTGTATGCTGATGGAACAGTTAAGTACAGAGACGTGGATCGCTATCACGGCGTGAACATCAACTGTCCGGATGCTCAGTACCACAGCGGACTGATTGATACTGTTATGGATGAACTGTATCCGATCACTATGCCTTATATGCCGGCTGATAGAGCCTTTAAGATTTATACGGAGGATTTCCTTGTAGATCCAGCGAAAGGCGATTATGATACTGTAGGTATTCTGTACGTAATCACTCCGTCCATGGACAAGGTAGCAATTAACAGATATTTTAAAGAAGCTCCGAACGGCTTTGCTGAAATCGACGAAGCGGAGTACAAGGAGCGAAAGGAAGCTGCTAAAGCTCGGATGGAGGCAACCGATGGATCGAAATAGATTTATCCAGTGCATGAAAAGCAACATCGAGTTGTCGGATAAAGAGCGGCGGAGAATTATCAGAAGAAGTGTTGAGAGTCAGCCGTGGAAGAGTTTGCGGAACTTACACAGGCAATCAGTAAACAGATTCGTGGGTATGATAATAGAATTGGACTTTTGGAAGAGATGGCGGATGCTTATATTTGCCTGGAATTCCTTAAGTCCATTTTTAATATTACACCAGAAGAGTTACAAAAAGCTATGGACGTTAAATTACAAAGAGAAAGGAATAAGCAGAGATGAGTAAAGAGATTAAAATTGCCGGAAGTATTTCGTTTGGAGGAAAGCGCCTTAATGTATATGGAGATCTGGACGCTCCACTGTTCAAGGCAAAAGATATTAGTCATGCTATCGGCTACAGTAGCGGTAACGAGTGGAGAATGCTCGAAATGTGCGAAGAGGATGAGAAGCTGAAACTACCTTTAGTAGTAGCAGGTCAGAGACGTTCCGTCAACTTTGTGACTGAGAACGGTCTATACAATATCCTTGCTCAGAGCCGTATGGAAATTGCAAGATCCTGGAGACGAGTGGTTCATGATGAGCTTATCAACATGCGTAAAGAAAAAGGCAGAAACATCACCGAGCAGTTTGAAGAGTGGGACCATGCCATGGATAACATTTACTTCGATGAGGAAACAGGTCAGCTTATGCAGTCTGTTACCGTTCCTGGCGGAGATGTGATTCAGATTCCTTATGAGAAGGAAGAAGAGTAATTAAAAATGTGGGCTATGCAGAAACGTAGGAGCATAATAATCCAGATTGGTGGGAGTCTGGATATTCTGAAAGGAGAACGAAAAATGATTAAATTAGAACATGTAGTTCTGGCAAGTTCGGAACAGATGGAGTTTATTATTGAAGGTATGCGTAATCCTATGAATTCGTGGAATAAAACTGATAGTTTCAATGGGTGTGAAACATATAAAGGTATAAGCAAATGTTTAGATTGCGATGGGGTTCGTGAGTGTGGAGCTGTCAACAAATATTTAATAGTTGGTGAAAATGATCACTCCCTCATGCAACGTTTGGCTAAAGCCGGTACTGATCATAGAAAATTCATGAGAATGCTGCCGGTTTACATACGGATTACAGCACCTTTATACTGGTGGAAGGAGTTCGATACATACAAAGTCGGAACGGTTGCTAACAGCTGTAGTACCATGCATAAAATCCAGGCTAAAGAGTTTACACTGGAGGATTTCAGTTGTGAGCATTTGATGAATGTTCCGGGCGAAGGTGTGTTACCGCCATTAGCTGTATTGGAAACGACTATCGATACATTAAATGCTTATAGAAAGTTGTATCTTGGTACATTGTCGCCGGATGGTTCTATCGGTATCCCTGAAAACAGAAAAGATATTTGGTGGCAGATGATTCAGCTCCTTCCAAGCAGCTATAACCAGACCAGAAATGTCATGATGAATTATGAAGTTCTGGCAAACATCTATAAATCCCGTAAGGATCACAAACTGGACGAGTGGCGAAATTTCTGCAAGTGGATTGAGCAGATTCCGTATTCGGAGTTGATTACTGGAGGTACTAATGAAAAAATGGCGTAAATACTTTTATATATCTTAATTGTCACGATATGTGGTTCCATAATGTCTTTTATCAGAAACGAGAGTGTATTGATTTGCGACCTTTACGTAATGATGGGTATTTTAATATTTGAAAAAATGGAGGATTAAATTTATGCATTTTACAATTATTCAGATTATCATCATTTTTCTTATCGGCTACGTATGCCTGTACGCGTTGCTCGACCGGATTATGAAGTGTATTGAACACTGTGCTACGGCCAGAGCATACGGACGGTTCAGAGAAGCCGGAGTAATGACAAAAATGGATGATGTAGCAGCTGGCATCGCGAAGTCAAAAGAGGAGAAAGACAATGTTGAGAAGAGACTTAATTAAAAACAAGATATACGGAATTATATTTATCGTACTTGGAGCGTTGACAATCCCGATTGAGTGGGATGCAACGTTCTTTTTATTTGCCTTGATGGTAGGTATTTTGCTCTTTGCATCAAGAGAAAATTGCATTATGAATTAAGGAGGCGGCTATATGAGCCGGGCTGAAAGGAGAAGAGCACAGAAGTGCGAGCAGAAATCTAAAACCGCTACATACAATCTTACAAGAGCTCAGTTAGATGCCCTGGTTCGAGAAAAGATATCTGGTGAACTGGATAGAGTTAAGCAGGAGGCTACAAATGATGCTATCAATCAGGCGATGATTCTTCTGCTTACTCTGCCGCTGGAAGTGCTGATGGATCATTATTGGCCGAAGTCATACGCAAAGCGGATTCCGGAGTTTACAGAGCATGTTCTCGAATATTATGAGAAGTGGCAAAACGATGAGTTGGATATGGATAAGCTTAAAGAAGATCTTTGGGTGTACGGCGGTGTGCGATTAGAAGAAGTGGAGGGCAAATAGATGAGATATTTAATTTTAGGAATTATCATCCTGGCAGCTATTCTTATTTTCGGCGGATATGTAGTTCTGTCTGTTATGAATGCTGCAATGTGGATGGACGATTCTATAAGATGGGGAGGTAGAGATGACAGCTAAGAACGACAGAAAAAATGCAGAGGGTTACAATGATCCGACAGCTTACAATGCCATTAAAAATATTGAGCAGGAACAGGACAAAGATGATGCAAGATTTCATCAGTTATTGAATACTCTGTTTTCACTTTGCGAATTGGCGGATTTCCATATTGAAGGGCGAGTTGTACTTAAAGACAAAAGAACGGGAAAGGTTTGGAGGTAGGTGGGATGAAAATCTGTAAAGTAAGACCAGATCACTCAACCTGTTCTGCTTGTGTAGCTACTCAAGAAATGTTCAACGTGGTTGACGATTGCAGTAGATGTAAATTAAATACTGATACTTATGAATTATTGCAGATCGGAACTGGATTTTGGAGCGGGGACTACGCGATGGTTCAAAAGGACGGCAAAATCACCAAAGTATCGTTAAACCGCGTTTATGACGTAAAGGAGAGTTTATGATGACTATGGAAGAATTACAGAAAGCGTGCGAAACTTTGGCAGAGGCGTGGAACAAAGCTTTGGAGCCGATGGAGAAACTGGCTAAAGCTTTGAGTGAAGCCTTCGGACGTATGTATGGTTCAGAGGAATCGAATCGTAAAATTCGCACCGGTCGGAAGTTCAAATCTGTAAAGCGTGTGCTAGATTCTAAGATGTCTACGTACAATTATAAGCCTGTTGTGAAGCGCAATTTGCCCTATCAGAGACGGAATTTCTAATCGATTTCAGCTAATCTAGGTTAAAAATCTTTGTAGTAGCAGGTCAAGTTTCTGCCCACTTTTGGATTTTAAGATTTGACCAAAGCCCGAATATTTTTGACCAGGACTGAAAAATCGGTGTCGATTTGGAGAAAAATTATGAATTTTGGTCAAATTTCTGACCATTTGCCCGGTTTTGCCCACTTTTAAAAACCCGGATTTGACCAGTAAAAACCAAGTATTTATGCGGGTTTGCGGGCTTTCTGCCCACTTTCCCACTTTTAATACCAAACTATTATGATAGAAAGTTTAAAAATATATAGTAATAGGCGAATAAAAGTGGGTTTTTGACCAGAAGCAAGAAAGAGGTGATTTTATGACAGATGATAAGAAATTGGTCGAGGATTGGTTATGTGAACATTTTCCGTATCACTTGCGAGTGAATAAAGATATTCCAAAGGGTGCGTATGTGATGATGAAGAGCGAGATGCTCATGTCACAAGGATGGCTGTGGGTTAATAATCCTCCGTACAGATCTTTTGAAGATGTGATGCTTGGATATACAATTCCGAGAGATTTTTATTCTGGTGCCGGAGGCCCGTATTTTGGATATCCATATGGCAACTTGTATCTGATGGGAGGTTTGCCGTGAATGTAAAGCGTAAAGTAACATGGAAAGATATTTTCAATAATTTCAAATCTGTGTATCCGCGGTTATCAAAAGAAGCCCAGGATTATCGTCCGTACAACTACATGAGCATTGTCGTATATTTAGCAGACGGAACCAAGGTGGTTTATGATGATATGGCAAAGCGAGCTAAGATGCTTGCAGCCTAGGATCTGGCTACAGAATCCGCTTTCCATTTTGTGTGCTTCATGCTATACTATAAGAGCCACACAATCTAATAATGAAATCGCGTTCGAGGGAATAACTTTGGTAAAAAGTGTATTCTCTTTTACTCGTACCCTTGAACGGCGAAGAGATTGTGTGGCAACAATAAGAGATGCGCTTTTTCGGTGCGTCTTTCAAATTGGGGCGCACTTTTTATTTGCCCTAAATTCCTACTTGAGTATGGAAAGGGTGATTATATGGGAACAAAATCGAATAAAAACATTTCGGGTGTCATAGGAGCAATCGGAGCTGTTGGTGGTTTGATTACTGCGGTTACACCTTTGGTTGAAAAAGCAATAGATAATGCTCAGAATAAACCGACTGAGAAAATAGATACGAAAGTTATTATTCCAGAATTATATCGTAAGGGGTTTCCGATAGATTTGGAACAGGCAGAAGAATTACTGACGGAACGTGGCTTGAAAGTTTCAAAGAGTAAGCTTCGTATGAAAGAAGCTGATCCAAAGTATCGCGATTATGAGGATACTCAAGTTATAGACTCGAACCCAAAGCAAGGTGTGAAAGTGAAAATCGGTACAACGGTTTGCCTGAGATACATAACTGCTGAAGTTATCGAGGAGAGCCAAAAGATATTTGACGATAGCGTTCGTATTAAACAGGAGGCTAAAGAACAGAAGGCCGCTGAGAAACAGGAAAAGAAGGAACGTTTAAAAGAAAGTGTTTCTGAAACCATGGATTCTGCAAAGAGCGGTTTAGAAAAGATATTTAAGAAAGATCGAAAAGCTATAGAGGCTGAGAAAGGAGAAACAATAGATGAGTAAAGGCGGAAAGAAAAAGCGTAGCACAGCGGGGTTAATCCTGGATGTCGTTTTGACATTGTGTACCGGTGGATTATGGTTGATTTGGATACTGATCCGATATTTAAGAAACAACAGCTGACAATTACATATTTGGACAGAGATGCTTAATCGTGTCTCTGTCTTTTTTTATGCTCTTTTTTGCGCGCGAAAAAAACATGCCCTTTTATGAAGAGAGAGGATAAATAGGCATTTTTATTAAATACCACATCCTCTTTTGAGTTTTTAGAAAATTGAAGGGAGGCTCCGTTATGTTGGAAAATAAGTTCCAGGCAAATTTGATCAAGGAACTGAAAGAAAGATTTCCAGGTTGTATCGTGATGAAAAATGACCCGACCTATATTCAGGGAATTCCAGATCTGCTGGTTCTACACAACGACAAATGGGCTTCCTTAGAATGTAAAAAAAGTGCTGGCGCAAAGAAGCAGCCGAATCAGGAATATTACGTGGACCGTATGAATCAGATGTCGTTTTCGAGATTTATATGTCCAGAGAATAAAGAGGAGGTACTGGATGAACTTCAACAATCATTCGAACCTTGAAGGACAACACGCCTTTCTTGGTGCCAGTAAATATCACTGGATAAATTATGGTGAGGATAAAGTGGCGGAAGCATATCGAAATTTCCTTGCCACACAAAAAGGAACTGTATTACATGCATTTGCGGCGCAGTGCATTATGCTCAATCAGAAATTACCAAAATCGAAGCAGACATTAAATATGTATGTGAATGATGCCATTGGCTTTAAGATGACGCCGGAACAGATCCTTTACTATTCCGATAATTGTTTTGGTACAGCTGATGCAATTTTGTTTCGGAATAATTTCTTAAGAATTCACGATTTGAAGACCGGAAAGATTCCGGCACACATGGAGCAGCTTGAAATATATGCGGCTCTTTTTTGTTTGGAATATAAAGTGAAGCCAGGGGATATTGAAATGGAATTACGAATTTACCAGAACAATGAAATTCTGTACCATAATCCAACGGCTGAGAATATAGTTCCAATCATGGATAGAATCATTACTTTTGATAAGGTGATTAAAAGAATTAGAGAACAGGAGGGGTAAGCTATGAATTCCATTGTGGAAGATATTTTAATGCATTATGGTATGCCACGGCGTTCTGGGCGTTACCCTTATGGTTCTGGAGAGAACCCATATCAGCATAGTGGAGATTTTCTTAGCCGTGTTCAGGAATTAAAAAAATCCGGAATGAGCGAAACAGACATTGCTAAGAATATGGGTTTGACTACCACACAGCTCCGTACTCAGATGAGCCTCGCTAAAGATGAACGTCGTGCTCTTCAGGTAGCAACTGCAAAAGGTCTTCGTGAGAAGGGTTACAGTTTAAATGAAATTGCCGATAAGATGGGATTTGCTAATGACTCGTCTGTCCGCTCTTTATTGAACGAAACTTCTGAAAACAGAATGAACCAGGCTAAGGCCACCGCGGATGTTTTGCGAAAACTCATTGAAGAAAAGGGAATGATCGATGTCGGAACCGGCGTTGAAAGAGAGCTTGGCGTTTCGAAAGAAAAACTAAACCAGGCTCTTTATATGCTGGAACTTGAAGGTTACCCGATTTATGGCGGCGGCGTTCCACAGGTTACCAATCCTGGAAAGCAGACCAATATCAAGGTCATTTGTCCACCGGGAACCGAACACAAAGATATTTATGACTTTGAGAATGTCCATTCTGTAAGAGACTACATTTCCTATGACAATGGAGAGTCCTTCAGAAAATCTTTTGAGTACCCAGCCAGTATGGATTCAAAGCGCCTGCAGATCCGCTATGCTGATCGGGGTGGCGTTGATAAGGATGGTGTAATTGAACTCCGTAGAGGCGTGAAAGACCTGTCTTTAGGTGATTCTCATTACGCACAGGTCCGTATTATGGTTGACGGAACTCACTACCTTAAAGGTATGGCTGTTTACTCTGATAATATGCCGGATGGTATTGATGTGATTTTCAATACTAACAAAAAATCCGGTACACCGACCAAAGATGTTCTTAAGAAGATTAAGGATGATCCGGATAATCCATTTGGTTCCTTGATTAAAGAGCATGGTGGTCAGAGCTACTACGACGATCCAAAGGGTAAGTATACAGATCCTGTAACTGGAAAGAAACAGTCTCTTTCCCTTATCAATAAGAGAGCAGAAGAGGGTGATTGGGGAGAATGGAGTAAGACACTTCCGTCACAGTTTCTTTCTAAACAGAGTTTGACGCTTATCAAAAAACAGTTAGGTTTGGCAAAAGCCGATAAGCAGGCGGAATATGATGAAATTTGTTCACTGACAAATCCTACTGTTAAGAAGGCTCTGTTGAAATCATTTGCTGATGATTGTGATGCGGCCGCCGTACATTTACAGGCAGCGGCGTTACCTCGACAGAAGTATCAGGTAATTCTCCCATTAACAACGATCAAAGATAATGAGGTGTA